TTAGTAGCCAGAAAGGAGCCCAAATGAAAGTATTCGTCTCGTTCTACAAGGAGAGCGGCAAGTGGTACGCGGACGGCGAGGTCGATATTGAGGACGCCAAGCTGTGGAGAGATGAGCAGGTGACCACAACCTTTGGTGACACCCATGAGCAGGTAACCTGCACGTATAACCAGGTTGCGGTTGCTATCGGTGCCAACCAGGAGATCCTCAACAAAGGTGCTATTACCCGCAGCCGGTTCTTCGTCGTTGTTCGCAACATTGACCCATGGGATCCCAAGACGGACTTCTGCAACTGCTTGTTCCGTCCTGAAGATTTCCCGCCAGGGAGCTGACCAGCCATGAACCAGCAAATCAACGAAGAGACAACCAAACTTGTGAAGGGCGAGTTCACCATCACCTGCAGGCGGTGTGGTGCTGTGGACTCGGTCGTAGTCATGAGTGAGTCGGCGACGTGGGTCGAAGGCTGGTACCTGCAGTGCACTAAGTGTAATGCTTTTGCCCTTGTCGCCGAGATTGAAGAGGAGGACGAATGATCCATAGGTACACACTGGAGGTCGTATTTGACCATTTCGTGGCAGAGGCACAGGGCAAGTACCCTACTGGCGTCACAGCCCGCAAGCTTGGTCGCATGCGCAGCACGCTGATCAACACCAAGGAGTACAGCGACGAGCTGCTTCGCCACGGCATCAACACCAAGTCCGTCTATAAGCTGCGCGACACCGATAGCGAAGCCTACCAGCACTTGCTGGGCAACTTCTGGTCGATGGTGTGTGAGCGAGTAGGAGCATACTGATGTGCGGCACAAACAACTCAGGAGTCATTTATCTCGTCGACGATCCATCTCCTCCAGGAGTGTCACTCAGTCCTGGGGCGTACACCTACTTCGACCCCTGCCCATGTGTCGACAGTGGTGAGTGTCCCTGGTGTGGTAGCAGGCTGGTCGGTGAGGAGGATGAGTACGGGGATGGCTGCACGCTTGAGTGCAGTGCAGCTGACTGCGAGTGGACCTGGCTCAAGGCTGTTTCGCTGTCACAGGAGTCACCCGACATGGAGGACCGTGCATGAGACGAGGAACTAAGCTCACGTACCGAGAAGCGCTGGAGATTCGCTATCTCGCCCAGAAGGAGGATCGTCCCCAACACGAGATCGCCAGGGCGTATCAGATCAGCCGTCCCCACGTGTCGAATATCAAAGCTGAGCGCCGCTGGCCTACCCTCGCACGGGGCAGGGGGAGGGGGTGATGATGGATACTCCTCTCCACATTCTGGTTGCATTCAACCTTCACCGTGAGATGCTTAGAACTGCCGCCCTTATTGCCGAGCTAAGGGCGATTAGGTCAGGACTTAAGGGAGAGGAGGAAGCCATAGTCAACAGGAACATAGAGACCCTGATCTTGGATAGAAGAAGGATCGTCGACGCGATCAACGCTACGACGCCCAAACTAAGGAGCAACTAATGGCCAAAAAGGTCTTTATCCCAGGCCCTCTAACCAGCCTTAAGAAAGTCGTCCCTGACTCCGTCATAAATGTTTCTGCCAAGGAGGTGCCTCACTTAGTAGTTAGGAGGGGTAGTACAACCTTCTCTATCTGCTGGTTTGGCAAGGGGGGTTTCTTTCGCGTCTTCTGGCCCTACCCCAATGACAATCAAAGCCACTGGGATTGTGCGACTGTTCAGGGAACGGTTGACTTCCTTGCGGCACAACAATGAACAAACGCCCAACGATTGAAGGGAGTCGTTGGGCGTTTCTTTATCCAAAACAGCAAAAACTCAATGTGGCGACGTGTGAAATAGCAGAATTCTATTGTATACCATGAGAAAAAATAGCAGAACCTCTGCAGGATTCTTAGAGAAAAAATGCACAATCGCTCAAAATCTGAGACACAAGAGCTCAAAAATGTGTGATACTAATCGCTTTTTGCACATCACAAATCTGAGGCATAACTTAATATAGGCATCACTCAAAAATGTGCATCTAAATTAGGGGGAGACAAACGTGAACGAAGGTATGGAACAGATCGATACCTACATCAAGGCGGTAGCGTATACGCTAGCAGGGATTCGAAGAGGCCAGCTCGAGGCGGTAGCTACATCCTTGTGGGAGACCTTCCAACGAGACGGGACCATATTCATTTGTGGCAATGGGGGTAGCGCAGCAACCGCATCACACTTTGCTAACGACTTATCCAAGGGAACGATCAACTGGGGCCGCCGGCGCGCGCGGGCATTGGCGCTCACCGACAACGTGCCCTTACTGACTGCGTGGTCTAACGACGTCGCCTACGAGTCGATATTCGCCGAGCAACTAGCAGGGCACTATAGACCAGGAGACCTACTCTTTGCCATATCGGGCAGTGGCAACTCACCCAACGTACTTAGTGCGGTAGATTGGGCTACCAGTCGAGGAGCTCCAACTGTAGGGCTATCGGGGTTTAATGGAGGTACCCTTGCCACTTTAGTTACACATAGTCTTGTTGTCGCCAACTACGCTATGCCTCAGGTCGAGGATGCACATAGTGTGGTGTGTCATGCACTTGCCGTTTGGTTACGAACACAAATAGGAGGGATTCAACCATGAAGGCGATCATCCTAGCCGCTGGCGAAGGTACGCGAATGAGACCTGTCACCTATACCTGTCCGAAGGCGGTTCTGACTATTGGTGGACGACCGCTGCTGCTCAGAACCCTTGACTGGCTCAAGACCCAGGGCATAACGGATGCGATCATCAACCTGCATCACTTACCTGCAGTCATCTGGGATGTTCTGGACAAAGACCCTGTTCCAGGAGTACGCATTCACTTCTCCTACGAGTCTTCACTTCTAGGGACGTCGGGCGCCATAAGGCGCATAGTCGACAACCATCCTGAGTGGCTTAGGGAGTCATTCCTGGTGATCTACGGCGACATGCTGATCGACATCGATCTGAGTGACTTGGTTCGTTTCCACTATCGGAAACGATCCGATCTAACCATAGCTTTGAAGAGTTCCTCTGACTACCGAGGTAGAGGCATGGTCGAGATCGCCCCCCCAGGCAGAGTACTCAGTCTGGTTGAGAAGCCCCAGTTTTGGACCGGCAGCAACTTGTCTAATGCAGGCCTATACATCTGCGAGCCTGCAATCCTACCATTCATACCCCAAGGCATCAGCGACTTCAGCCTCGACGTTATCCCACGTCTGATAGAGAGGGGTATGTTTGTATACGGTAGGCTAGCCACAGGATACCTCAAAGATATCGGTACCCCTGAAGGTTATGCTCAGGCGGAGGACGATTGGCGAGGTGCATAGTAATTGTTAACGTATTTCAGGACTCTAGGCTTTGGTACTCGCATTTGGCGCCATCTTTTGTATTAGCATTTAATGTTAACACATTAATTGCCATTATATACACCGGGCAAATTACTTGTTCAAAGGCCTAGAATCCTAGTAATACAAAAGGAAATGATGAACTTGACAAAATTGCAATTCTGTGTTATAATATTGGTATGAGACTCGACCCAATAACGGGGCTGAAAACTTGTAATAGGTGCAGAGCACCTAAACCCCCTGATAAGTACAGTAAGAATGCCAAACAACCGGACGGACTGAACTCTCAGTGTAAAGAGTGCCACAAACAATACTACGAAGCAAACAAAGAGAGTTATAAGCGACGCGCCGAGACGTACTACAAAGCAAACAAAGAGAGTTATAAGCGACACGACAAGACGTACTATGAGGAGAACAAAGAGCGCATCAAACAGTACGTCAAAGACAACCCACATGTAAAGAAGGCGAGTGACCACAAGCGTCGCGCACTCAGGGTCTCGTCCAGCGATGGTACAGTCACCTCAAAGGCATTGCTAGAAATGCTAATGACTTGGAGTGGTATTTGTCCAAGGTGTGGCAGAGAAGCCGATTCCACTATTGATCATATTGTCCCTCTGAGCAAAGGTGGTGCGCATAGCATTACCAATCTGCAGCTACTGTGCAAGTCGTGCAATGGTTCCAAACACGCTAAGGTTGAATGAGATTCCTACTTAGCCACTTAGAGCTATAGGCTACACCAATAGCAAACATGCACTTGCCATTCAATCAAATCTGCTATATAATAGAGATAGATTAAAAAACAGGGTGGCAACACTCACAACACACATCAGGAGGATGTACACCATGGCTAAGAATCAGATCCAGACGTTCACCGTCAAAGAGGCTGCGGCCTACATGGACAAGGACCCGCAGTACGTGCGGCAGCTGCTCCACAAGGAGTCGCTGGCAGGCGAGAAGACCGTCATCGCGGGCACCGACATGCCGCAGTGGCGCATCACCCAGGCCGCGTGCGACGCCTACCTCGCCAAGAGCTCGGCGCGCCAGACCAGCCAGACCGGCAGCGGCAAGGCCTACAAGATCCGCGTCAAGGCCGAGGACTTCGCCGAGGTCAAGTCGTTGCTGGAATCCCGTGGCATCGAGATGGTCAGCGCCTACGCCAGCAACTATGCCTACCAGAAGGCCCGCAAGGCCAAGCTGCGCGAAGAGAAGCTGGCAGCGGCCGGGCAGAACGGCGCATCGGAGCCGGTGGCCGAGATCGACGAAGAGCTCGAGGGCATCCTGGACGAAGCGGAGCTCGAGGACGTCGAGGCCTAGCATCAGCCGAAGGTCAAGCTAGGCGCCGGCTGGACGCGGGGTGATGGCCAGTTTGCTGCCTAGCTTGACCGTCTACACACGGTTCAAGAGGCTCGGGGCGTGCGTGAGATTCGCCGCCCACGGAGCCTACACACCAGCATTCATCGGGTGCCCTCCTTGCTAGTCGTTAGCGCCGAAGGTCCTGGCCGATACTCCGGCGCTAACGGTTAGTAGACTCACAAGAGGTGCTGATTTGGTCCACATAGCCGTTACCTTTAGAGGCGGCAAGGTCCGTAACTATCGAGTCGCGACCCCAGCAGAGGCCAAGATCGAAAACGGTCTCCTTTCGATGAGGGTGAGCGATACGCGCGTCATCAATATCCCTGTCATGAACGTCGACATCGTTGACACCAACGTGCTTACCGAGGAAGAGGCCGAGCAGAGGGCGACGCCCGTCAAGCAGCGCGCCGCCACTGTCCCTCGGTCTCAACGACCAAGAGGTGTTTCAGGGCATCAATAGCTAACCCGTTAACGCGTGAGCGGGCGATGCTTAGAGGGTGGAGTGCTGATCACACAACAGGTTAAAGGAGCCTGCAAGCAGGTTGTCCGAGAGCGTTCGAGTCGCTCAGTCCATCCTCCCCCTTCGGGGGTCACGCAACGCTTCAGCATTACATAGGAGCAGTTATGAAGTGGCAATGTCTCGTCAAGTTCTGTTCGAAGTGTGGCTGGTTCCTCAGTGGTGACAGCTGCACCAATCCCAAGTGTCGGTAAGCGTGCCTTATGCTGAACCCACAGAGCCATAAAGTCGGTTTTGTTTCCGCCACTCCTGACCGCTCAGGTTTGGTCGCTGGTCGCGCCCTCATTGTTTCGCGCCACCGGCAACTGGCTCATGGTAGTCGTAATCCATTCTGTGGGCTGTGCACGTGATGGAAAGCTAATACCGGCTCGGTCGTGGGGTGGAGTATAAGCGACCGAGCCGGCTGAGGTATCCATGTACGACTACGATAGGTTAGCCGAAGAGTCCATTCAAAAGGCCCTTGCCACACCAACGAATCTGTGGGACATGAGGGCGTGTCTGTGGCCGCTCATCGAAGACTCGACTGTAGTCGAGGTAGGCGGCTACGTAGGCCGGTGGGCTCTCCAGATGGCCCTTATGCACCACTGCAAAATCTTTGTGTTCGAGCCTCAACTGTGGGCAGCAGAGGTGTGCAGGCGCGTTTTAGGCGGCAGAGCCACGGTGCTCGACTATGCACTAGGCGCAGAAGATAAGACCCTTCCCTTATTTGGCTTTGAAACAGATGGTTGCTCACTCCTCACTTATGACGAAATAGGGCCACCGGCCCGAGCCCTTGCGAAGGTGCGTGACGTCGCCACAGCATTCGAGGAATTGGATATCACCATCATTGATGTTATGATGGTGAACATAGAAGGCTATGAATACACCTTAATCCCCTACATGTTGTCGAAGGGCATTTTACCTATAGTATTGATGGTACAATATCACACCGCTGCAGATCCATACATGACCCAGACGGTGGAGATCGAGGCACAGCTGATATCTCTGGGGTACGAGATGGTGTGGACTTACGGCGTAGTGTTATCCGCATGGAGGAGACATGGACGAAGTCCTGAGTAAGATAGAGGCGGAAGTCCAGGACATGCTCGCCAAGGTGAAGAGGAGCGACACCGAACCTAAAAATCTGTACAACATAAATACTGGTGTCGAGTCGGCTTTGCGGCGTGTTTTGGTCGTCATCGCGGGTGAGAGAGCCAAGCTGGAAGTGTAGCTTAAGCGGCAGAGCAAGTGCGCGATAGGCACATAAGGCAAGGGTTCGAGACCCTTCACTTCCACCACTCCCTGTGGGCTCGGGGAGCTGTCCTAAAGGCCGCGCCGTTGTCATTTTTGTGCGTGCCAGCGGCGCGGCCCAGGCAGTCTAATAAGGATCACTAGCTCAGTGGTTAGAGCAACTCGCTCATAACGAGCAGGTCCTAGGTTCAAATCCTAGGTGATCCACCAGCACGCTGGGTTATCCTCCCTAGTGTGCGCGGACCCGATCGACGTAGCGTGCCAGTCTAGAACAGGCTACTCCGGTAGTCGCCAAGCGTCTTAGGACGTGAGTGCATAGGCTGGGAGAGCGGCAAACTCTCGAAACGCATACAGTGTAAGCACAGGTAAAATAGTCGGTACACGCGTAAAAGGTCCAGCCCACTGAAGTCTGGTGCGCGTGAGCCCGGCCTACGTCGATCACAAGTCGTTTGAAGGGATCGTATAACCCTCCACCAAGGACACAAGCGAAAATGCTCCTAAAGTACACAGGAGCAAGCCAGAACAGTTGCTTGTGTTGAGAAGATGTGACTCAGGGGAGCAGGTCACACGCTCGCTTGTGTCCTACCAAGGGCGATGCAGGCAAGACACGTGCGACAAGAAGAGGATGCACGCTCTTCGCGGGGCTACGGTCGAAAGCCGTGGCAAAAGCCGCTTCATGGGTGGTCTGTCTGGTGCACATCGCCCTACCAAGGGACAGTGCTACGTAGCTTTTCAGGAGAAGAGGGTTTGCACGCCCTTCGTACGCGACGGCTGGGAGGCTGTCAAACAGGCGCCTGAGTGAGGCGCGTGGTGCACACTGTCCCTACCATGGGTGCCCTAAGCTAAGGCTTGCGACCTAGGCGACCAGACCTCCAGTGCGCCCCAAGGCACTGCCTGAAGGGTGAAGAGAGGGGTAACTGCCTACCGTGTGTCGAGATGCTGGTGTTGTAAGGCACCCAACCAGCGCCACGTTCGCGCAAGCTCATGTGACGTGAGGAGTGGCAAAAGCCCAGACAGCCAAGCCACTCCTTACCTAGGAGGCCTTGTTGTTAGTGAGCCTAGACACGTGGAAAGATCCTCTCACCGAGGCGACAAGGATTAGCCGCGTCTATCTGTGGCATCCCGATCCCGATCATAACTGGGAGATCGACCCAGAGGGCTTTCTATACATCACGTTACTGAAGCTGTATCAACGCCCTGATCAGTTCATAGACACATGCAAGTACTACGAGCAAATCAAGGGAGTACCCATCACACGGATATCCCTTGCAACGAAAGGTGGTGATCCAGTTGATTAAGACCAAGGGCTTTGGCGGTTCTGTGTGGAGTGGCTAAACATGGCCTTCGCGATCAGCATCCCACATTTCTACGCCCTGGTACGAGCTGAGTACCTCTACAACCTTGAGAGCCACCAGGGGCAGTTTCACCCATGTCTGGTGTTTGGGGTTGACTCGATCGAAGGACATGCTGTGGGGTTCGACATCCTAACCGACTTTGGTGGGCAGTTCGCAAGGCTGCCCATTTCAGCTCTCGTTCACAAAGCAGCTGCTCCCTACATGCCCCTGAGTACCTTGGAACTCTGGAACAACTTCTCCTACGATGTCGAGGCCCATGAATATGCCGCCCTACGCCAGCTTCGTGTAAAAGTGTGGCTAGGAACCAAGCGCAAGCCGACAATGGGCGAGTACATGTTCACTTTGTCGTGGAAGGGGTCGCCCTACGCCGAGCAGTCGGGAGAGGGAGGGTTTAAGCGAGGTCACGTCATCAAGCTAGACAATGGGTGCTATGCCATTCAACCAAATAACCGATTGCAGTGGTTCGAGCCATCATTTGTAACCAAGAAGATGCCTGAGCGACCCGACTTCAAGACCAACTCACATGTATGGAACGCCGAGAACAGGGTAGTTCAGTCAACCGAAGATTCTGATAGGTACTTCTATTGACGCACCTTTATCTTTTGCTAAACGATATACTACCTGACTACCGCGAGTCGGTGCAAGATCTGCGGAGGGCTACAATGATCCAAACTCTGGTGCTTAAGCGACCCGACTTGTTTCACCCTTTGGCCGCCATGTTGGGTTTGAGGGTTGTGTCGGTGACTCCAACCCAGCCTATTTCGGTGAACGCTACCCTGCCCTGGAAGTACAATGTGGAGCTAGAGGGCGACGACCTGGGGATCACAGCGTATGCTATGGTACACACCATAATCGTTAGGTTCCTAGACGACGGGACTCTACCTTTGCAAGTTGCAGAGGCTGGGCGGCCTTTACCAACGCGCGAGCAAGTAAGAAACTGCTTGGGGGAAATGCGTTACGATGCTACGCGCCGTAACGGCATCTCATCGTACACCGAGTACACAGAAGCGACCAAGCTGCAGAACGAGCTGATGGCCGTGAGCGACGACGACTTACCAGCGTGGCTGCGTGCACACCCCGATCTTCTCGCCAAGGTCTGATGGACTTAGTTATCCAGGCCGTCTTAGCCTTCGCTTTAGGGGTTCATGGCGACTCGGGCTACACTGTCAGGTATGGCCCAGGTGTGATGGAGGGCGTAGCCGATAATCGAGGCATACCATATCAGCAGTGCATGATATCCTGGACATATGCGCAGGATAGTGACATTGGCGTGGTTTGGATGCATCTAGAGGGTCCCTTTGGAACTCTAGATTGCTTAGTAATAGACCTACCCCAGGCCGTGGACAAGCCTAACCTAGTGGGACGCGACATAATAGCTGAGCTGAGCTTCGCCAACAAGTGGATATGTGGTGAGGGTTGGAGTGGACGAGCGGTCGATTGTAAGGTGAGATATGCGAGAACGAGACGAGTTGTGGCAACAGACAGGTGGCGTGTGGCCGCTGGGTATTTCATGCAGTGTGACTTGGTACGACATGGGAGCTATCGCTCATATCCTGCACCACAGCCAGGCCAAAGCTGTCGTGGAGATAGGTGTGGAGCACGGAGGCCTGAGTGTTTACTTCCTGTCCTACAGCCGGTACTCACTCAGAGAGATGGCATACCTAGGAGTCGACATCTCACTTGGGTCACTAGATACCCAAGTCGCATCACTCGAAGGTAGTAACTTTATTGAGCTCGACGCCTGGCATCCTGCAACCGTGAGCTACGTACACACGTGGATTCAGAACAGACCAGGTCCAGCTCTGATTTTTTGTGACGGAGGCGACAAGCCTCGCGAACTGCGTCTTTACGCGCCCCTACTTCGACCGGGTGACGTATTGCTAGGCCACGACTACAACAACGAATACGTCGACGACGCCCTCACAGCGATGCCACCCACCGTTCGGCGGGTGCAGGCTAGTTTCTTGGACGACACACTTTTGTGTATGTTCATAGTGCAGTGAAAGGAAGACTCCGATGAAGTTCCCACACGATCGCCAAACACAGAATCAAGACCACCGACCTCGAATCGTTATGGTGCAGGCAGTGTCTCTGTTAGTCATCCTACTGGGCGTCACAGTCTTTCTGATCAGCGCTATCGTGACAACCAATGGCACTCGGACATACATCCTTTTGAGGGTGACATCCGGTATCGCGCGCGCGTCACTAGGATACGTCCTTGATCTGATGGACACTATCCGACCGTGAAGGAGTGCGATTGATCAGCAGTCTATACATTGCATTCGACCCTGGCGGAACGACCGGCGTGGCTGCAGGATACCACGAAGGCAAACCCCTGTTCGCCCTTACCCACTCCTTCGAGATCCCTTGGACAGAACGATTCAGTGTCTTTACCGTCATTGGTGACTTTTTTCAAGGGGCAGCCTATGAAGGACGGAAGCTTGTTGTTGTAGCAGAGGACTTCATGCCAGCTCCTCGTGCTGTCGCCTCGCTTGCCCAAAGGCACGTACTGGCCAGCGAGGTACTCGGTATGATTGAACTATCGTGCAACCTCTACGGCCTTGTCCTACACCGCCAGATGCCTGCTGTGAGGAAGTCGGTTCAGGTGTTTACCAAACACGCAGAGATGGTGGGCTCCAGCCCTCATCGACAAGACTCCTACCGTCATCTAAAGTACAAGATACTCGAGTCCGTTATGAGGTCAAAGAACACATGAAGCAACCCTACCCATTCCAAGATATAGCCATAGAACTGGGCTCCACAACCAACACTCTCCTAGCTGACCAGTGTGGCTTAGGCAAGACGTTAGTTGGCGTCGAGGTTATCAAGCGGCTCTATGCCGCAGACGAAGCCCGGAACCTTCCCTCGCTGATCGTGTGCCCGAAGCCCGTGCGAATGCAGTGGACAAGAACCCTTCACGAGCAGTGCCCCGATCTAGAGCACGACATGATTCTGGTCAAGGAGACCTTCAATCGGCAGGAGTATCGCAGTAGACAGGTAGCCGTTGTTACTCACTTCGAGGCGATGGTGCGGCACCATGTGGAGATGGCAAAGATTCTGTGGAGCGTTATTATTGTCGACGAAGCTCATCGCATCAGCAACCGTCAAGCCGATCGCACGGTTGCCATCAGGAAGATTCCGTCTTTGTTCAAACTGGCTCTTACAGGTACGCCCGTCGAGAAGAGCCCCGCTGATATGTGGTCTCTGCTCAACTGGCTGTATCCTGACAAGTTTCCAGGTTACTGGGCATTTTTCAACAAATATGTGATGACCGAACCAGGATATAACGGTCATATCAAAGTAAGGCCTGGCTGTGCGGACCCTGCAGGCCTTGAGAGAGAACTTATGCCTTTCACTCTTCGGCGCACCCGACAGGAAGTCGCCCCATGGCTACCACCCACTATTACCACTCAGATTCCCTTAAACATGACCGGCAAACAGGCTGAGCTGTATCAACTCATCGACGACGCGACCGACGTCCTTATCGACATGGGTGAGGATGATCTCTTGATGGTGCGCAACGCCCTTGCCAAGATTGTCAAGCTGCAACAGGTTACTAGTAACCCTCGATTACTGGGCTACACCTATTATGAGTCGCCTAGCTGCAAGGAAGACTGGTTAACGGACTGGATGAAAGACCATCAAGATGAGTCAGTTGTTATCTTCTGCCAGTTTCGCGACACGGTTAGGTGGCTGGCTCGCAAGTTTCGTATCGAACGTGTGTTGGGTGGCTTTGATAACCAGAAGCCCAAAGATCTGTCTAAGGTGAACCGATTGGTTGCAACCATCGCAGCGGCTGGTGAGGGTGTGGACCTGCCCCACATCAATACTGCCATTTTCTATGATGTGATCTGGCCTGCAAGGAGAATGACCCAAGCCATCGACCGGATACAAAGATTATCTAGTACCGAACCAAAGCAGATTATCTATCTTACTATACCGGACACCGTCGACGAGACGGTGTACTTCGCAGTGCAAAACAAATGGAGCTTCCATAAACTTATCTACACGCTCATTCAGAGAAAGCGCGCCAAAGCTCAAGACACCACATCTGGCCAGCCGTAGCTACAAGTGTCGCCATTTAAAAATTGGCACTTGACAATCTTGCGAATATGGGTTATAATATAGATAGGGATTTTTCTCTCTACACGATGTAGTTACATCGGAGGGGTTATGCAAACCGAAGATGTCATCCCCAAGCGAGACGAAAGCAAGCCCCCGGTCACTATCCACTGGTCCGACGTGTCTACCTTCACCAGATGCCCTCGTCAATGGGAGTATCAGTCACACCTAAGGCTTGGCCTTGAGGGTCGAAAGCTGTACGCTCCTTTCTTCGTGGGCAGCGCAGTCCACTACGCCGAAGAGCACAAGAGGCAAACGGGTATCGTACCCGAAGATGCTCTCGACGAGTTCATGGAGAAGCAGATCCTAAAGATGACCAATGGCAAGGGCCGGGATGCGCTGTGGCCAGAAGAACTAGAGGTGGTAGAGACACACATAGCCTTCGCCAAAGAGCTCCTGTTTCACCACGGCCTGTGGGAGAAAAGCTATAAGGGTGAGTTCTGCGACGACGAGATCGAGTTTCTCTCGCATGAGAAGGTGTTCCGCGTACCTCTACTCGGCCCCGGCGGTAGCTCTATAGTCGACGAGGATGGCAACCCGATCTTCTTCGAAGGTCGCATGGATGGCCTGATCAAGCACTTGCCTACAGGTGAGTTGTGGGTGTACGAGCTTAAGACCGCCAGGTCGATTCACGAGCGTGTTCGTCTCTTGGGCAACGATGGACAGGTCACGGCCTACTGCATGGCAGCTGAGCAGGTGTGGGGCGAGCCTGTTGCCGGTGCGTTGTTCGAGATCATGCGCAAGAGCATTCCCAAGCAACCCAAAGTACTCCAAGACGGCACGCTCTCACGCAACATGCGCATAGACACCTCGTTCGAGATGTACTTGCGTTGCATTAGACGTCAACATCCTAAAGCGACGAAGACGTTCATCATGGAGCACTACGGCGAGATCCTGTCACACCTCAAGAACGACAAGGAGAGCGCCTATTTCGTGCGCATACCCGTGCGGAGGTCACGCAACGAGATACTGAACTTCCGTTCGGAGCTCTATGCCAAGGCGATGCAAATGGCGAGCACGCTGACACCCTTATGGTCATCGCCAGGCTACCACTGTGGCTTTTGCGCCTTCAAAGAGCCTTGCATCCTACGCAACCAGTCAAACGTCGCGCCACAACAAGGCCCCTCACTCAACATGAACGATGTCGGCCCAGAGGAGCAGATGGTGTTAGACGCCAATTACCAGCGTCGAGACATGCAACTGGCTTACTGGGATGCTCTGGAAATGGAGGCCTAGATGGAGCTCAAAGTACCTGCCCCATGGACATTCGTTTGTGTATACACCCGCGAGCGAGATGGTTTGAGGTTCGAGAAGACGGTGTACGGGGAAGACAGAGGTCGCTGTGAGGCATGCCTCAAAGTCGTTGTCATCGCACCGCCCCAGGACGCCGAGGCACATGTTTGTGAAAGGTGGTGGGAGAACCCATGAGTAACAACATCATCAGATTCGAGGTCAGGCTTCTCGAGGACCTCATAGTCCCTTTCGAATCCGCCTCAGAAGTCTTTGATGAAGACGTCGAGGTCAACTTGGCGACTCCCTTCATGGGCCTATCCCTTCAAGGTGGTTGTGAGATAGGTGAGATGGACGCTGATGCCATAGCCAGTGTGATCGAAGAAGATGTGAACGTGTTAGACACCCCAATAAGGGGTCGAGTATCCATTACGAGCTTACGAGTCACCAGGCTGAACTGGAGTGGTGTGGGCAGTGGAAGTGGTTGGGACGGTCTGTGTGACCTGTTGCGGCTCTCCACCGGACACATGGTCGCCAGAGCTGTCTACGAGGATGGCTCCATCGAACAGGTGGAAGTGCACGACGGCAGTCTTAGCGTGAGGCCTGCGTGATGATCCAGAAGATCGCCGAAATGCTCGACACTGAGGTTAAAGACGTACAGGCGGCTGCATTTGTCGTATTCTTGGCCTTCGCCTCGATACTGTCCATACTTCTGTTTCTAGCAGGATGGACATTGTTTGTCCTGTATGTAATCGCATCTGACGCGTCTGAAGTCATACGCGTCATGCTTGTGCTGACTGGCTGCATCGCCGTTAGCGCGCCATACATCTACGCTGTGAAGAAGATGCTGGAGTAGCCATGTTCGCAGTTTTCATGTACGATGGATATTACCCCAGTGGTGGCATGAGTGATTACCAAGGGTCGTTCGAAACGAACGACGAAGCCAAGCAAGCATGCCATGGTAAGTCGTTCGAGTATGCCGAGATCGTCGACATCCAACCTGACGGCCTGGTCTTACTCGAGCGAGCCGAGTTCGTGTTCGACAGTTATATATACAGAGACCCATTAAATCGCCCTCCGGATTACGTAGACGGTGGCTGGTATCGTTGGAAGGTAGTGGTGTAGTTACACCAAAGGAGCAGTACAGTGAGAGTAGTGAATCTGGACACCGACTTCTCGCTCAAGGCTTTATTCTATGGAGCACCTGGGAGTGAGAAGACAAGATTGTCGGCCTCTGCGGCCCTCGACCTTCGCACGGCGCCGGCGCTCATGATCAGTGCAAGCGGAAATCCGCTCTCGATCCGAGACTACGAGAAGAAGCCCACCATCGTTGAGCTGGGCGAGTATCGAGACCTGACCGCCATCCATAAATGGCTCGCGGCCGACCAGCCAACGAACACCAAGATGTGGGCGAACCTGGGCAGGCCTGTCGAGAAGTTCAAGTCGGTGGTCGTCGACGGGCTTACCTATATCCAACGATGGGCTGCTTTAGAAGCGGCTGGCAACCTGCAGATGGGTGTTGGCGAAGTCCCACTCGCAATGACTCAGCAGCATCATGGCGAGGTCTTGACTCGCATGAACATCCTTGCCGACCGGTTCTACTCTCTGGACATGCACGTCATCTTCACCGCTCTGGAGTACGAGCAGCAGGATGGTCTGGGCAATCTATCCTATCGAGTGCAGATGACTGGTCAGGCGGCCGGCGAGTTCCCCTCATACGCCTACATCGTAGGACGTCTCATCCACCGCCAGCGCATCTCGAATCGCTCAGTCGGTACCCAAATGAAGACTATGCTTGAGGAGAGGCTTAAGCGCGATACCGATGCCACAAGCGTGCTCATGCTGCGACCCAGCACTCGATACTATGCTAAGAACCAGTACTGCAAGGGGCCTGCGATCATCGTCAATCCCACTATCACCAAAATCCTCGATATGATCGGCGGTGTCGAGCTGCCCATCGAGCAGGAAGAAGCTGAGCTCGAAGAGGCGGAGTTAGCCGGGGTTGCAGCAGGAACACTGGGACAAGGGTGAGATCATGCGCATGCAGTCTACAACGATATATGACACTCGGGTATGGACCGCGGAAAAGGGGCTTCGAATCTTTCTGAACGAGCTGGAGGTGAACATACTAGAGTTCTTCTGGGACAGGTATCCAAGAGGTCTCAAGGTCATGGAGCTTAGGGAGCTCGTGAAGGAAAAGGGTTATCTCATGGATGCTAACTCGGTGAATTCCACGCTCTACCGCATGGTCACCAAGGGACTGGTCTATGCGATAAACCTGACTCAGAAACCTAAGTACTATGCGGCTGCATACAGTCGTAGCGAGTTCATCCAGCTGGCCATAGCAAGGGCTGTTGAGTGTCTTAGTACTCAGTTCCCCAGGGAGTACTTGAAAGTGATGGAAGCTAACAGCCATCTTGAGAAAACTGGCACTTGACAATTTTGCAAATATGGCGTATAATGATAGTATGATTTGAATTGCATTTTTGTGGGGAGGGGGTGATACAGGGCGCGCTCAACGTAGTGTAGTAAAAACAAGTGCAGTGAAAGGGAAACCAAGTCATGGCTAAGAATATCGCACAGCAGGTCGACGAGACGGACGAGTTTGCGGACGACACGGAGCTCGAAGGCAGCGAGACCACGCAGGACATGGACGACGGTGAGCTCGACCTTGGGGCTATCGAGACGCCCAAGCCACTCGAGCGTGGCTGGCAGCGCCTGACCATCGTGAGCGCGGTGCCGGGCATGTCCAAGGGGAATCCGAACGCTCGCCCGCCCACTCCGCCCAGCCGCAAGATCGAACTTCGCGTCAAGGTGGAGGGCGGCAAGTACGACGGCCGCAACATCTTCGACACCCTGTCCTTTGCCCCCGGCGCGCTGCCCTATACCAAGCAGGCACTGACCGGCCTGGGAATCGACCCCAATGCACGGTTCGTAGGGGGTGTTGCCGAGATCGCCGAGACGCTGCTGCACACGACCGCCGAGGGCTTCGTGGACGTCCAGGCAGCGACGGCTGAGTACGAGGCACGCAACCGCATCCGTCGCTGGCGTGCTGTCAAGGCCGATTCGCTGGAAGAGGCCCTGGAAGACTAGCACAACCACAGCCTGATTCTCCGCTAGAGTCGCCCACCTGATGCATTTGTCAGCGTCGGGTGGGCGACTTGTTTTGTGCGTTCAGGGAGATCATTTCGAACGCTTCAGATTCGTCCTGTCGATCGGAGGGCTTATGATCGGCCATCAGCATCGTCAGACTCAACTTCTTTGGGACGGCCTAAAGGTCGAAACACAACCTCAGCAGGAATACTCCTTCGAACTGTCAGCGTCGAGGTACGCACAGGTAGGATGGAGAACGTTCCCCCTTCATGCCTGCAGCAAAGAACCCATCATCGCGAACTGGAAAGAAAAGGCCACTACATCGCTCAAGCAGCTGGCTAGCTGGGCTCGAATGTGGCCGGACGCGAACATAGGCATAGCAGCTGGGAACGGCCTGCTCATCGTTGACTTCGACCGTCTCGCAGGCTCACAGTCTCTTCAGCGATTGGTCTTGATGGGCAGCTCGTTGCCTCGGACGCCAATCGCACGCACCAAAAAGGGCATCCACATCTACTACGCCGTACCTGCGGTCGCCCCCGTGCGAGGGGGAGGGCAGCTGCGGAACCACGTGGGTGTTTTTCCTGGCGTAGAGTATCGAACAGACGGCGGTTATGTAGTAGCACCGCCAAGCATTCACGAAGACCGAGATGGGACCGTGTATCAATGGCTTGTTGGATACGGCCCCGACACGCCGCTAGCGGCCGCCCCACCACTCCTGCTGCTCCCTCGTGTGCAGCTCAAGCTGTTAGCCAAGAGCATCGAGAAGCTGGACGTCGAGAAGGAAGGGCGCAATGCGGTAGGTCATTGGCTAGCATGTCAGTTGCGAGACTTGCAAGTAGCTCAGGTGGATGCCGAAGAAGTGATGGGCTACTACTGCCAGGCAGCGAACATTACAGTTGCAGGCGCTGACCACCTCTACGAGCTAGATGAGGCACTCAACACTGTAAGGAGCACCTACTCAACACCACCACGGAAGCCAGCAGGGCACGTCGACGATCAGCAGGATATACCGTTCACCGACATAGGCAATGCTGAACGACTGATCTCTTGGTGGGGACACGATCTCAGATATACCAAAGGCATGGGTTGGTTGAAATGGGATAGCACCCACTGGACAGATGGTGAGGCTCAGTCACAGGAGCTAGCCAAGGAGACAGCCAAAGGCATTCTCAAGTGGGGGCTAAGTCTAGGAAACGAGGAGGCACGCAAGGCGGGATTGTCATGGGGTATCAAATCGTCTGACGTAAGGAGGATAAAGGGCATGTTGACTCTAGCGTCTTCTGATCCTCGAGTGCATCGGACGGATGACACATTCGACAACGACGACTGGACACTAAACGTGTCTAACGGCACCGTGGACCTTCGCACGGGGCGGATGCGCCCGCATTCTCGCGAAGACCACATCACTAAGATGATTCCCGTCAGGTTCGACGATAGCATGGATTGCCCCTTGTGGAAGTCGTTCCTGTTGAGCATCATGGCCGGCAATGAGAATTTGGTGCACTATATCAAGCTCATTGCGGGCTATTGCCTTACTCCTTCTGTAGATGAGCAGTGCCTTTTCTTCTTGCATGGGCAAGGTTCAAACGGTAAGTCCACAATGGTCGAGGTGTTCACTCGTATGTTAGGACTGTATGCCTATCGAGTGAGCAGTGAGATCCTAATGGCTGGTCGTATGATGAATCCAGAGGCACCGTCACCTGTGATAGCATCGATGAAGGGCTCGCGCCTGGTGGTGACAAGCGAGTTAGAGGACGGCCTGCGGTGGTCTGAGTCGCGTGTCAAGGACTTAACGGGCAAAGACACACTCAGTGGTCGACACCTCAACAAGGAACCTATCAACTTCATGCCGACCCACAAGCTACTGGTGTTCGGCAACCACAAGCCGGTAGTCAGAGGAGCGACAGAAGGCATCTGGCGTCGCATCAGGCTCATTCCATTCAACGTAACGTTCGGTGAGAAGGACAAGGACCTGAAGCTACTCGACAAGCTATCTATGGAGCTGCCCGGCATACTTAACTGGGCTCTCGAAGGCTCCATCGAGTGGCAGAAGGATGGATTGCCTATCCCCATCGAGGTCAAGGTAGCCACTCAGTCCTATCGCGACGATATGGATCTCATCCAGCAGTTCATCGACGAGCTGTGCATACTTGATAGCAAAGCCTCCACACCCTTCAGCTCGCTACACAGAGCATATGAGGGTTGGTGCTTGTCACGAGGTGAGAAGCCCATAAGCTCTACACGGTTCGGAGACACCCTCACGCACAAGGGCTTCCCAAGTGAGAAGCGTGGTGGTACTATGTATCGGTCCGGCATTTCGCTGCTGGGCGAGTTCTAGAATTACCATTGCCTTTGTTGTGCCTATGAAGGCAATGAGGAGCTTGCTTTTTCTGCGAATTCGGGTTATAATATAAGCATATGAAGCTAGCCAAAGGAGTGTACCATGCGTCAGCCACAGAGAATCGGAGTCCTAGCCCTCTCCGGTGGGCTAGACTCAACCACCCTTCTCCACTATGCACACAAGGAGATGGGCTTCGACAAGATCCACGCGCTCAGCTTCCAGTACGGCCAGAAGCACCTCAAGGAACTTGAGTGTGCCGAGTACCAGGCAGGTTTGTTTAAGGATAGTTTCACTGCGGGTGACGAGCCCTGGTTGCACTTCGCTGCCATGCTGGGGAGCAGTTCACTTGTGGCTCCGGATGAGGCAGTCCCCACTCTCAAACAGGTCCTCGGGGATCCTCAGCCTAGCACATACGTCCCCTTTCGCAACCTCATAATCCTCTCTATCTGCCTTTCCGTGGCCGAGGCTATTGGCGCTGAAGCAGTCCTTTGCGGCGTTCAGCGCCATGACGCCTACGGTTACTGGGATACCACACCTGCGTTCATAGAGAGGGTTCAGATCGTCGTCAACATGCAGCGGAAGCACCTCATCAAGGTTCTGGCTCCGTTTGCCGAGTGGAGCAAGCGGGACGAGATCTGGTGGGGTCTTCAGAACGACGTCGACTACTCGCACACCTGGTCGTGTTACCGTGGGGGGGAGGTAGCGTGTGGTGTGTGTCCCACTTGTGTCGAGCGTCTCACAGCCTTCGAACAGTGCGGCGTTGTGGATCCACTCCCATACGTCGAGTAGGAGACAAGATCATGAGGATCATTGCGGTCAAGGGCCTCCCAATCGAGAGGGTCGTGGAGCTCTTGAGCATCGAGGCCGGTTGTCGCGTGAGTTTCATTGAGATAGACAGCCTCTGCTACGACTCAAAGACTCGAGTGTATTACAGTGGCGGGGGCTACACCGCTACCTACGACATTGGCGAGATCGTAGAGGTGGTCAGTACCGACAACAATGGCATCAAGAGCGACGATCCCGACTTGGGTCGCGCCGGCCCTGTCATCAGCTACCCGCATGGGGATCCATCTCTCAACATGCCAGTCGATAGCGTCGAGGTTTGGTTTGAGGATCATCGCCGCTGCTTCAGGCCCGGTCAGGTAGAGTCTACTGAAGACTATCATCCCAACGTCCACGATCTGCCAGCAGTGCCGCCGTATAAGGGGACTGTCTGATGCTGTACCCACTACCGTGGTCTATCTTTTGGATTCTTCTAGCCCAGCTGACCATTGCAGGCATCGTCCTGTCTTTCGTGTCGTACGTCGTAGCTAGAAACCTTGCAATGGGGTTTGCCAAGTATAAGGCGTTTGTTGCGTTGTACGAGCACAACGCCAGGGTGACGATGAACCAAGCAATACGCAAGAAGATCGAAGAGCTGATAAAGGACAAGTAGCATGTGTGGCATCATGGGCTTCGTCGTCGTCACTGCCGGTAAAAGGGCAGATGGCGATTTGTTCACCAAGGTCGTCAAAGCCAATGTGTCAAGGGGTAGCCTGGGATACGGTGCCTGGACGTGGTCACGAGGGGTGGGAAGCTACCTCGTAAGGGAGACTGCCGAGATCAACCCAGAGTTGGCGGTCCAAGCAGCTCGCCTAGGCACGGTGTGTGCCATACACACAAGAGCACCGACAGGTGGTCAGAACGACGATCTTGACAACATTCACCCGTTTGCCATTGGTCGGTTTCTGGTTGCACACAATGGCCTCCTGCTGAACTGGCAAGACGAGACTCCGGCAACCTGGATGCACGATGCTGATCACGGCCGCCTTGCGTACACCGAGGTAGACTCAGCAGCCATCGCGGCGGGCATCCAGTACCACTTCGAGCGAGGGTCCATGGTGGCCGACGCTATTGGCAACACTATGGAAGCCCTTGAAGGTCAAGCTGGCTGCTGGCTGTGGGACGACGCTACCAAATGGCTCTATCTGTGGCGTGTGATGTCGACTATCTACACTCGCCGCATTGATGGCGTCTACTACTTCAGCAGTGCTATGGTCGAGGGCATCTTCGACGGGAATGACCTGCTGGTAGAAGGCACCGTGGTAAGGTTGGCAGCGCAACCTAACGCTGACATTGACTTCTCTACGGGTATTAGCGTCCTTCGCAAGTTCGAGTACAAGTCGCCTTATGGCGTCGTATAAGGAGCAGTATGTATATCATCACTAAACGCTTTAGGTTCGAAGCAGCTCACCAACTAACCAAGGTGCCCGAAGGCCACAAATGCGGCAGGCTCCACGGTCATTCGTACGTTGTCGAGTTCGGTTTAAGGTCGAGCGAACTCGACGAGATGGGCTTCGTTCGTGACTACGGCGAGATCAGCGAGAACGTCAAGCCCATCATCGAGAAGTACTTCGACCACCGAAATCTCAACGAGAGCCTACCTAGTCTAGCGTTTCTGAACGATCACCCGATGGCACAGGCCCACATCGAGACCACAGCTGAGAACATCGCCAGGTTCCTGTTCGAGTTCTTCCAGGCCAGCATTCCTGAGCTGTGCTCGGTGTCTGTCGAGGAGACTGACGGCACGTCGGCGACCTACATACCCGAGACCGAAATCTCATGGGGTCCGATCGAAGGGGCTAACGAGATTGCTCTCCTGATGCACGATCGGAACGAGATGTATGGCGACGCATGGTTGGTCACGGGTCGGTGGATTCATGAGCATACCGATGAGCTGAACCGAGTGGGCGACATCGCTTTCTGCATCATCCTGGTGCACAACAAGCTGACCAGAGCCTTGAAGAGCCCATACTTCGTCGATCACTACAACGACGCCCAGGGATACCTCAGGCTAGCTCAGAGCGCGCGACCTGACCTAAACATCACACTCAACGCTCTCTCCATGCAGGTCGGCTTCGCGGCGGCAGGTGACCAGTCCATGATCGAGCTCGCCCGAACGACCTTGACCGATAACCTCAAGCATATGGCCGCGAAGGAGTGATGCAATGACCAAGCTTCTGATCAGTGAACTGTACGACAAGCCGACAGTACAGGGTGAAGGACCATTTATTGGCACACCTTGCACCTTCATGCGGCTAGGCGGATGCAACCTCCAGTGCGGCAAAGGGTGGCAAACCGACCCCAGCATCTGGAAGTGCGACAGTGCCTACACCTGGGACTGGACCGGCGTGACGGGCAAGAAGTATGACCCTCGAACCGAGCTGAAGAAGGTGGAGGTGCTCGACATTATCCATTGGCTGCGGAACTTTCACCAGGGTACCAAGGTTCGCATGCTAGTCGTCACCGGCGGCGAGCCAATGCTGCAGGAGGCACAGCTTGCAGAACTTTTCAAGGAACTGTGGGTGTCTCCGAACTCGTCATGGTGGTCACAGTGGTTGGTGCACATGGAGACCAATGGCACCATCGCGCCTCAGTACGTTCGACCCTACGTCTCGTGGTTCAGTGTTTCGCCCAAGCTAGCAAACAGTGGCAACGACAAGAAGACCAGGTTTGATCTCGAGGCGCTGACCTGGTTCGCCGAGACCAGCTCGGGCTTCAAGTTCGTGGTCAACTCGGCAGACGACTTCAAGGAGATCGACTGGATCGTATCCTCGGCGGGAGTGAAGCCTTCTAACGTGTACATCATGCCCGAAGGCATCACCGACCAGGCAATCAGCCAGCACTCGAAAGACGTGCTCAACGGAGCTATCGATCGCGGTTACAACCTAACGACACGCCTGCACATCACACTCTTTGGCAACACGCGAGGCACGTGATGGAGCGAGAGATTACAGGAACCGTACATCACATCTACGAACCTGATGAGCACAGCCCCACACAGCGTGTTGTGGTGAAAGACCTAAAGGGCATCTTGTACACCTTAGACATTCTCCATCACGGTATGGCAGCTCGCGCCGTTCGCTCAGCCAAAGAATACAACCTAGTACTGACATACACATACAACGACGACAACCTTATCATAGGAACAACGGAGCCCGACATGTCTAATAATCCCTACGATGCCACGGCCGAACAGGTTCAGGAGACCCTGGACTACAATCCAAAGATCTTCTCCCCTCCAGAAATGGACGCGACCACGCTGGGAGACATCCTGGCTCGAATCTTTGGCGAGCACATGTTCGACGACGGCGTCGAAAAGACAGCGAAGCGGGTGTTGGGGTACTGGGCCGAGATGGGCGAGCTGTGCTCGAAAGAGGTGGCTATTCCAGGTGAGGTAGCACTGCCATTTGAGTTCACCACCTTCAAGTCGGATCCCGGTCAAATTGTGTGTGTGCCGGGAATCGAGTTCAGCTCACTCTGTGCACACCACTTGTTGCCATTTATGGGGGTGGCTCACGTCGCCTACATCGCGAACAAGCTGCAGGTGGGCCTGTCCAAGATTCCTCGCCTGGTTGACTTCTGGGCACGACGACCCCAGGTGCAGGAGCGGCTTACGGCTCAGATAGCCAAGGACCTGAAAGAGCGTCTCAACCCTCATGGCGTGATGGTGGTGATCGAAGCCTCGCACAGTTGTATGTCGTGCCGCGGCGTGCGAAAGCACAACGGCGCGATGGTCACTTCACGGCCTGAAGGTATGTTTATGTCGAACCCGTCAGCCCGAGATGAGTTCTTCGAGCTCATCCGGCCGCACAGGATAAGGTGATGAAGCTACTCATAATCGTCTTGATCCTCCTGCTACTGTTAAGTAGTTGTGGAGGAGGGTATCAGAATTTAGGCCGCCAGCTCGTCGTGGTTGAAGAGGAGACGTACCTCATGGAGGAGCCCCTAGGCATCACGATCAAGACACTTTCGATGGGGAGTGTCGTCATCGACTTAAGCTTGGCTCGTACCGATCGACTTAGTAACCAGTGGCGGAACGTCAAGGACTCAACGGGCGTGGAAGGTTGGGTTATGTCGTCACACCTTCGCGTTCTAGAGAAGGAGCCAGTGCAGTGAAGTACGCAATCATAGCACCACCTCAGCTAACTTCTTTAATGGAGTGGTATGGAGGCGGCCGTGGGTACCACTTCGCTCTTGGTCAGGAGCTTGTACGACACCCTATATACAGGGAAGTGGTCAAGCAGAGCCTGCAGCGTGGAGGATTCCTGATCGTAGACAACGGGGCTGCTGAGGAAGACACAGTCTCATTTGAGCTCATTGTAGAGGCGGCTAACGAAGTGGGCGCCGACGAGATCATACTACCCGACGTTCTCAGGAATGCTGACGCCACTATAAAAGCCACCTGCACACAGCGTTACCTTGACTGGGTACCGCCACGCCGGCGAATGATCGTGCCACAGGGAGACAGCTGGGATGAGTGGGAGTACTGTCTGAGGACAATCGACCATTATCTACGTGGGAAGTACGCTGCCATCGGACTACCTAAGCACCTAGAGAGGTTGCCTGGTGGCAGGTCCTACGCACTCACAGCTCTGATAAGACGCGCCTTTCAGCATACCCACCATATTCATCTATTGGGGATCTGGGGAGACGCGTTTAGAGAGATCAAAGTGGCGAAAGACACATACTCAGGGGTGAGAGGCATTGACAGTGGTTTGGCTGCTGCTGCTGCTCACAAGGGGCTAAGGGTCATCCGTGGAGGAGCGAGAGCGTCTCTGGATTGGGAGATGCAGATCACCGAGCGCGACATGTCTGTAATCCATCTTACCATGGTCAACACGAACACGATCGATGCCTGGTGCTCGAGGGACATAACATGGTTGCCGTGAAACTAGCACCGGACCGGACATGCTTGGCACACACCAGAGAGGAGCTCGAGTCCGGTGGCGGCGCCTACCTCAACACCTTCAAGATTGAGATAGCCCCTCGGGGCGCGGCTCTAATACACACCTTTGTAATATGTGAGGTGTGCGCCAGTGAGTTGTGGGAGAAGTTGGAGGAGGCACTCTGTGATATCGCCTAACCAGCACGAACTTGCCGTGCGCAAACATCCCTGCGCCCGATGCGAAGATTGCCCACTCCTCGACCTCGGCGAATATGTCCCCTCCAAATGGGTGGAGGGGACTGACGTTGTGTTTGTAGGTGAGGCGCCTGGTCGAGAGGAAGTACAGAAGGGCGAGCCGTTCGTAGGCGTGTCAGGTCAGCTGCTTGAGCGAGCGGTTAGGTCTGGTGGTGGGGCTATCGAACTGGTCTCCAAGACTAATGTGGTATCGTGTCGCCCACCTGACAATGTACTAGAGAACTATCAAGATGCGGTTGAAGCGTGCTACCCTCGTCTCAAGGCCGAGCTCAAGGAGTTCGAGGGCAAGAGAGTCGTCGCATTAGGCAAGTACGCTGCTGAGGTTGTGCTAGGTGCCGTCGCCGGCTTACGCGAAGCGGCTGCGCTCAGTCCCTCCGCACGGCGCGCGCGCTGGTTCGATGCACCGGACAGTAGTGTGTTGGCCGGCAAGCGGATCATGACTGAGTATCACCCAGCATATGTATCTCGCAAGCCGACTGAGATGTCAGGGTTCAAAAAGGGTATCGCACGGGTGTTTGCCAAGGATGCTGGTATACTGCTGCAGGCTCCTGAGGTTGTGTATATCAACAATATTCAGGATCTCGACGCCTTGGTAGGTAGAGCACCTAAGGATGCGTGGGCTGCATTCGACCTCGAGACCAATCAAGTGCAGTGGTTCGATCGTCCTGATGAGAAGGGTGACGGCATCTTGATGATGGTGCTGACGTGGATACTCAAGAGGAGTTACATTGTTAGTGCCGACGTGCTATACCACTCACGCGCACCAGGTATCTTAGACGAGTTCTTCCACAAGTCGAAAACTATTGCCCACAATGGTAAATTCGACGTGGTGTTCTTAAAAACCTTAGGAGTACACGGCAGAGTTGATTTCGACACCATGCTAGCCCACTATGTGCTGGCTGAGAACGATCCTCACGGGCTAAAGCGATTGGCCCAGGATGAGTATGGTATCGCTGATTACGAAGCCGAGATAATTAAACAATACCTCCGGAATAGTAACGACTGGTATTCAAAAATTCCCTATGAAAAGTTAGCGCTATATGCGGCGTGGGATGGTACAGTCACTCTGGCTCTCAAGGGTAGGTTCGAGAAACGCCTCAAGGCTCGACCAGCCTTTAGCGATGCCTACAAAACGATTGCGACACATGCCGAAACCCGAGATGCTACCGCTTACGACTGGCCATTCATGAACCTGCTCATGCCTGCTCAGGACTTCTTGAGTGGGGTGGAGTTCAGGGGTATTGGCGTCGACGTGCCATACCTCGAGAACGTTCAGAAGGTTATGGAGCAGGAAATAGCAGAGCACACCCGTCAGCTCAGGGAGTTTTGTGGCAAGCCGGACTTCAACCCCAATGCATCTGGTCAGGTAGCAGACATCCTCTACGTCGATCGTAAGCTACCTCGGCCCAGCCAACTATCCAAGATGATCGGCAAACGGGTCCACAAGGGCAAGTCGAAGAACCCTAACAACTCAACCGCTAGTGGTATTCTGACTGCTTTGTTAGCCGTTACCAATGATCCCTTTGTCGCACGGCTTAAGGCACACCGACGCGTGCAGAAGATCAAGTCGGGTTACATCGATAACATGCTCGAGTACTGTGATGTCAATGGAAGGGTGCATGCTGACCAGCGTGTCATGGGAACTGAGGTTGGGCGCCTCGCCGTGCGAGATCCCGCGCTGCAAACCATCCCTCGACCCAGCGACAGATACGGGCAAGCGATCCGTGGTGCCTTCATTGCATCGCCATACACACAGGACGAGCTTGCATGTTACCTGTCAGATGATCTCAGCATATGCAACGTCGATTGGGATTGGCTGGCACGAGATCCTCTTACTGGTGAGAAGCTGCATGCATCGCTGATACCCAACCCGGCTAGCCTGACCGATGAGGACATCGAGGCAGTTCTAGTCATCGCCGACTATTCACAGGCCGAGCTTCGAGCAGCAGCCCACTACAGCGAAGACCCGTTCCTTATTAGAGTGTATCGCGACGATCGAGACCTGCACACAGAAGCTACTCTGGCAATGTTCGGCACTCCTGAGGACATAGCAAGGCAAAGGGGCATATCTCTTGAGGAGGCCAAGTACACATGGGATGAGCTTCGTGTTCAGGTGAAAATGTTCAACTTCTCATACCTCTACGGTGGCAATGAGAACTCCTTTGCGCAAGACACAGGCATTCCTGTAGCGCAGGCCAAAGCGTTCGTGCGAAAGTACGAAGCAAACATGTCTCGATTGGTGCAGTGGAAGAAAGAACAGTATGCCAACGCACTGAGGTACGGGTACGTCGTTACAGTACACGGCAGACGAAGGTCCTTCCCAGAGCTATACGCTCTTACACCTGAGACACGGCACTATCCCGAAAACAGGACACTTCTTGACGATGTAAGGAAGGCGGCTGTGCATGCTACCGTTGCGGGGACAGCGAGCGACACTTGTCTCCTATCGGCGAACATACTTGCACGCAGGGGGTTAGAGGTTGTACTGCTAGTGCATGACTCGATCCTCATCAGGTGTCCACGATTCCTAGCACCACGGCTGGAGGTGATACTGCCTCAGGTCATGGAGAGCACAGCGTCATATTGGTTACCTCGTGTCGCATGGAAGGCTGACACCAAAGTAGTAACACGCTGGTCGAAGCCACCCGATGACCTGATGAAGTACTAGGAGCGACCATGGATCCATTATCAAGGCCTCTTGTGTGGCGCGACGGTTATGGCCGGATCAGCTATGACAGTAGGATCATAATCTATCTGAAGAACTGGATGAGCGAGCCCGAAGCATACAACTTCTTCATTCCATTCACACCCAAGCACGCTGAGCGTTTCGGTTGGATTGTTTATCACCAACTGTACGATATGGTCGACATAGTCAAGGAGATACAACGTTATGGAGATCAAAGTACGCAGAGCGTCTGAGGAAGGCCTAGGTGAGCTGATAGCCACATGTCCTATTAGGGGCTGGGACAAAAGATACAATAGTCCTCAGGTAGATGTAGAGCTACCCGAAGACTTCGAACTGCCCAAGGAGCCCATTCACGTCCACCTCTACTTTGGTGACACACTCTTCGGTCACCTCATTCTGGGACCTACAGGGTTTGAGTCCGTCCCCGAAGCCAGGCACGAGTCGCCTTACTTCAAGGTTGAAGTGGCCGAGCCAGAGGTGGACAACATTGTGATATGGTCGCCGCCAGCCTGTGTCTTGTGCGACGATCGTGCCTTCACCACAGCCTGCGGTCATCCTGTGTGCAGTCGTTGTGAGGGGTTATACATGGAGGAGGCAAAGAAGTACTTGCCTGACGATCAGAGACCGGTTTGGCAGGCTATCGTTCAAGCAGATAGGAAGAAGGCTGACCAGCTGCGAGAAGGTGATGGTTAACACTTTTTGGAGCTTGCTTTTCTTGCAAATTAGGAGTATAATGAAGCATGGAAGAAACAGCCAAAGTTGACACTGGCTACATAGGCGTCATAAGAGCGGCGGAGATCCTCGACGTCTCAGTAGGTACGGTCTACAATTGGGCCAAGTCGGGCAAGCTAGCCTCCTACAAATCGGGGGCGCGGTGGTTATTCCGAGAGGGTGATGTAAAAGCTCTAAAAGACGAGCTCCGACCTCACCCATACATCAGATCTAAGGGGGAATTCGATGGTATCAGCACTTGCACGTGAGTTGAGAGGGTTCCTGTTCTTCGTCGTTGCGGCATGGCTCATCTTGGCTGGTGGGTGCCAGACGATTGTGAAACTGGCGGGTAACGCGCCCAGCGTCGCAGGCACAATCATGGCAGGCGCGAACAGGCTTGCTGCTCAGCCAGCACTAAACGCTCTGCCGGTTACTGGCAGTGGCATCGTGTTCACATCCAATGGAGCGCCACTGCCCCAAGCGACACCGACGGCTGCAGCTACAGCCCCAACGCAAGGGGTCGCAGGGGGCAACGTCGCGGTGCCCAAGAAGGATAAGATCGTTGTTAGGGGCCTCCCGGACAGTGCCAAGATCCCCACCGCTACGCCATATCCAACATGGCCGCAACCGTCTCCCATCGCCTCGTCCGAGTACGTGTTCGCTAATCTGGGAGAGCCAGGAGATGGATGGTGGTGCGTTCAGATCCCTGCATCCGGAGTGCAGGCCTGCTCGGCCGATCCGTTTATGGTCGATAACCCCACAGCACAAGAGGATCTGGCTCGAATGTTGCTTCACGGTTTGGTCAAGGGAGAAGCGATAGGCACGCCGAAGCACTAAGGGGTCAGGGCATGAAGAAGTACTTGTGGGCAACCGCCTTGATGATTCTGGTGAAACTATACCAGATAGGCTCCACGCCAGAATCATCAAGGCCAGTGCTAGACAACAAAACAGACTGGAGCTACCAACTGGCTTTGCGGCTAGGAAATAGCAACCCATCAACCGAAACACTTTTGTTCATCAATTCGTGGCAGCAGGCAGAGGGATCGGAAGCCGTCTTTAACCCCCTTGCTACCACCCAAGAAATGCCTGGTGCGACGTGCTTTAATCAAACCCCTTGTGTAAAGAACTATTTGTCGGCGGAAGACGGTTTCAATGCAACTTTACTCACACTCAAAGGTAATCATCCAGGCTATAGCGAGATTGTGCGGGGTATCCAGAGCAACGACCCCAACTTAGCGTTCAACGGACTTGCGGCATCGCCTTGGGGGACCCATGCACCACTAGTTGCCCAGATCTACAACGAGTCCATTACAGCGCAACCACGAAAGTCTCGTGTCACCGACTCAATGGAAATAGGAGCATCGTTCAACAGTGTCGACTGCGCTTCGTGGGGTTTCCAGGCAGGATGCAAACATTGGGGAACCGACTTTATATGTCCTGAGAATTGTGTGGTAGGCACACCCTTCGACTTACAGGTGATTGCCGTCGGATACTATGAATCGGGTCCTACAGAAGGTCAGTGGATCCAGGGAACATTTCCCGACGGTTTCGTCTTTTACGCGGGGCACATGAAGGATCGACCGGACTTCCAAGTGGGACAGGTGTTGTCTGCAGGTACTCCAATAGGGAGAACCAATCACCTAAATCACACACACGTCCAGCTCGCTGAATCAGGGAACACAGGTGCATGCGCTCAGAACGGCACTTGTGTGGATTTCGCCACTTACTACAACAGCCATTAGGAGGCACATATGAGCGAATCAACAACTGAGCAGGTTACACTAGTAGAGGTCGAGCCCAGCCAAGAACGCAACGAGCCGTCAGCAGTCGCGAACGTGGCTGCTGCTACCCAGGAAGCCGCAAAGAGATTGGCTCGGTGGCGCCAAAGACGAACCAACAAGCCACGCAACCAGACCCCTCGGGCTCAACGACAGGCTGTTGTACGAGGACCTGTTTCCATACCTCACCTGTTCACGGGACCCCGTATCGCGGCCATGACTGTGTGGCTTGTAGGCGTATATACCACGACTCAGGCACTAATCGGGCTTGGGGTGAATGAGGGCATCTACGCTACCGGTGGGGCGTTCGGCTTGCAGCTAATTTTCACCATCGGCCAGCGACCACTGTGGCGCGGCACCAAATACAGCTTCGTGGGCTTCAGCTTCGTGGGCTTCGACACGTTCTTCAACTTTGGCGGTGTGTGGCCCCTCGCCAAGAATATCGACAAGACGCCGTCGTGGACCAGCTCAGTAGAGGCACTACAGATGGCATCTGAGCCTCCTGACATCGTCAAGGTTGGCTTCGCAATAATCGTGTCTCTGCTGATTGCCGGCGGAGTCGAATGGCTATGGTTCATGGAGGAGTAGTCGGATGACTGACCCACTGACAATATTCGTTATCGCCGCCTCGTGCTGGGGTGTATACAGGAGGTTCATTAAGCACCGCCTTCCTAACCGGGAAGAAGCTCTTTTCTTACTGGGCTTTCGACCTGACCTCCCCGACGAGCAGCCACAGCAGCCACAGCAGCCGCAGCCTAGACCTACCCCACAGCCGGTCGCGGTGACCGGCGATCCCGCCATCCGCGTGCGAAAGGCCGTCGCTGAGCTACCCTCTATGGTACTATTAGCCAACATCCTGCCAAGGATTAGCCCCAGCAAGCTAGCTGTGCCCCTTGGCATCGACTTTCAAGGGGCGATACGGTCTTTGGACTTTGGTGACGACACCTTAAACGTCGCTGTGTATGGAGGATCAGGGTCAGGCAAGGATACCGTCACGATGGGATGGTTCATGGCATTGACCTCACGCAACACGCCTGAAGACCTGCAGTTCATCGTGCTTGACGGGAAGGGTCACTGGCTGACGCCCAACCTAAAGAGCCGAGCACACATGGTCATTGATCCTTGTGGAGGATACGGTGAGAAGGGCACCGAGCGCATCGAGCAAGGGCTAGACTTGATCGACGCAGAGGCAGAGCGCCGTAGCGACCTGATCTTCGGCAGTGGCTATCGGTCGCGTGAGCAATACGTCACTAAGACCGGTAACGTGCTACCCATGATCGTTGTTCTAATCACTGATGGTATGGATGCTATCCAGGGACTGATCGAGCAGCGGCTCATCTCACTGGCGTCGAAAGGCCGTGCGCTAGGTTTCAAAGTGGTGGTGTCCATGTCGACACCCACCAAGCGAGACATGCGATGGCGTATCAACCTGTCAACCGTAATGTCAGGTCCTCTCCAGGACCGCTCTCAGAACGCGGTAGCGCTAGGACTTCCTACTGACTCGATTGTCTTCCCGCCGTCGTTTCTACCGGACCCACGCAGGCGTCACGGCACATTTGTGGTTCGCTTGGGCGACGAGCAGACAATCGTACAGGCTCCATTCGTGAGCGATGAAGAGTTCGATGCCTATGTTGTTAGGATGCCAGCACGGCGCGAGGAGCACACACAACTGCTCGATACCCTGCTTGGCTCCGTTACCTCCGCACGGGCTGCCGAAGGCGGTTCTGGTAGCCCAAGCGAATTCGTCGATACAGTGGTTGTCGATTCACCTGGCCGTTCGTTAACGGGGGCGGCTCTATATGCAGCATACAGAGAATGGTGTGCTTCAATGCAGTACACACCAATCAACAACACGGCGTTTGGGATTGCTGCAAAGGACCTAGGCCTAACCAAGATAAGATCGAGCAAAGGCATTGTGATGTACTCCAACATCTCTTTAGCGGAAGTGCTGGACGACGCATGAAACACGCTCGCCTTGGTTTCGATGCCTGGCTGGTAACCATCCTGTTGTTGGTTGTCCTTCTTGGTCTATTAAGGATGGCGGTAGAGCATGAGCGTAAAAGGACTAGGATACTATACGACTACACAGCAGAACTTTGCGCCCAGTCCACCAACCCTGCCATCTGTATGATCAACCTTTCGTTGAGGTATGGAGGACGACCATGAGAACCAGAGCAGAGGGCTTAGCCAGCCTACTCTTCGTCCTGGTCGTGGTGGGGCTCCTCACATTCACATTCATTGTTAGTTACAACAGGAGCCTGAAGAACGACCGGGCTAGATACGATAGAGCCCTGGAGTTGTGTATTAAGTCTCGTGGCGGAGAAGATGACAGGACAGCCGTGTATGACTGCCAGTACAAACTGCTGATAGAGTGGGGTGATCGACCATGAAAATAAAGCTAGCATCGCCACCGCCCAGTCTCGAGGACATGAATGAGTTTAGGCGGTGGATTAAAAGCGAGGTGATCAAGCACATGGGCATACCCATTGTGCCGTTGACAAGCGAGCCGGCTGAAGGGTCTCGATGGTCAGGTCACATTCGAACAGCGCAACCAGTCAGGCCCTGGAGGCCCCGTGCGAAGGGGCAGGAGATTCCGATCGACGATAAGCAGACGCTGATCATACCTGAGGAATAGGATGGCAACAATACTGGTTAGGAAACGCGAGCCGGACAACGCAGTCTCCATCCCAGTAGACAATGTGGCATACCTGGAGGAGTGGTATGGCGTCACAAGAATACACCTGCGGCAGAATGCTGGCTCGCTCAAATACATCGACACGCTTGAGCCCATATCGACTATTGATCAGAGGTTAAATGCCGCACGAAATGAACGGCAAACAAACTAGCGTACTGCTCACGAAGGAGCAAGCCGTTGCTCTGGAGGAGACCGCATTGAAGTATAACGTAACGGTCTCCTCTTTAATCAGAGCCGCCCTTGAGATGTCTACAAGCAACTACACCGACATGATACCTATAATGCTAGCCGCAAGACCCCTAATCTCAGGTCGACCAATTGGTTGGAGGGGGACATACAAGAGGAAGAAAAAGAGGTAGCATATGCCCGGCCACAAAACACATGATGTCATTGGTGCAATCACCAGCGCGCCATTTGCTTGGGGCGCTTATGTTATCGGTTATAACATTCATGACGACACTCACTACGCACTGGCGTTAGGCACAGCCTTCGCCGCGTCGCACCTATTCAGTACATTCTTTATGTCACCAGACATGGATCTTAACTCCCGAGTGTACAACCGTTGGGGGGTGCTAAAAGCGCTATGGTCTCCCTACAAACATCTTGTTAGGCATCGCTCAAAATTCAGTCATTCTGCACTTGGTGGCATTATTCGCTCGATGTATTTACTAGGACTCGTTGCTGTTTTCTGGCTGGCGCTTAATGGATTCGCGCAAGTCATTGATAACATTTTCCTTGAGGCGACACTAAAAAAGCTACTTATGCACATTTGGAGTGCTTTGATTCATAATGGCATAGATAGCCTTTTGCTTGTTGCAGCTATTTTGCTCGGCTCAGCGTCAGCTTCATGGGTACACGTCATAGCTGATCATTGGAGACCTGACTAACATGCGCCTACTTATTGCAATCCTGTTACTGGTAACGATTCTGGAGCCAAGGCAAATGCCGGTAGATGTCGTGGTGGTTTCACCAGAGGGAGAAGTTATAACTCCCGAGATAGTGTCTCAAGCTAGAGAAGATGTAGCCAAGGCTGTTGGGTGGTGGGGAAGACTGTCGCCGGAACCTGTCACGGCTTTCGTTCGACACACCATATCTATCACTAGCACCTCCAGCTACTATCTCAACCCCATAGGCGAAGGTGGTGAGTGGATCACACAGGATGCCATTACGGTGTTTATGGTGAACAACCTGACGACACACAGAAGGATGTACGAGGAGCATGAAGGCTTGGCCATGTATGACTCGAGTGCAGCGTGGGTTGTTATGTCGAGATCTAATCAGCAAGCGACTATAGCACACGAGCTGGGGCACGTGCTTTTCGACCTGCCTGATTCCTATCTAGACGACCTAGCGTGTGTGCAGGTAGACATTATGTGTGATCCCTCTGTAGCCTACTACAACAATAATCTAGGATGCCGAAGCAGGGAGGTCCTGGGCCATCCCTGCTTCAGAGTGTATATGCCGGTCACTCAAGTTCAGATAGAGCCACGCGATACATTATCAGGTTATAGTCCCCTTCTACCACCCCCACTGGCCGAGCTGGTGCAATGATAACCATTATGGGGTTTGGTCCTGGCGTGAAGAGTATGCTGCCAGGACCATTCTTCTGCACCGGCAACCCAAATGTTGGCTCATTGCTATTAGGCATGGGCCCTACCATTTCTGGATCAACTACCTCTACCAACACAGTGCCGTCAAACCTATACACGAAGAGTCGACCACCTCTATCGAACCTCTGAGCGATCGTGTATAGATTGTTGTCGGGACCCATGACCGAGTTAGCGAAGCCACAGGCACACTTAAGTACTGTTGTGAGTGTCGACACCTGGAGTGGATTTGTCGCGAGCGGGAACATCGCTCTCGGCACTTGGACTGCCAGTGCGGTGGTCCATGCCAAAAGACCCACCACTACTGCCAGACCGGCCAAGGTTCGTTTCACCTTCATCTGGGGTCTCCTTTACAGTGCTCACTAGATCGTTTATGAAGCGACCGGCGAATAGTCTTTCGGCCTTAGACATGGGTGTGCGTTGAAGCAGTTCGATCAACGCTTGAACATCGAGAGCCGTTATCATATCCAGTATCCAATAATCGAAAGAAACACATCGAACGTGCTGGCACCAGAGGCATCGATCTGGTAGTACACGTCGCCGTTCGCGTCACAAGGAACCACTAGCTCACCTCGGAACAGCCGATCGTTGACCGGCATCGGGCTGACGGAAACACCACTACCCGCCGTATTGTCATCGCTCAGAATGAGTGCCGTGTCGGTGGCAGCAGATCCGCTGTCTCGCACGCCGACACTGAATAACACTGCTGTGATATCTGCTGGTGCCCCAAACACCGCGCTCAGGTCGATCAGCGTTTTTGCGGTGTCGCTAAACGCATCCCCGTCAAACGAGGTGCTGGTCAAGTAGGTGGTCAGTGGATGAAAGATGTAGCCAGTGCGATCGACCCCCGCCTTTGATGAGATAAAATCGCCGTATGCCCGCATGTCGCCAAGCGATGAAAAGATACCAGTAATGCCCAGTCGTACCCCCTCATTCCATGTCACCGTGCTGCCCTGAGCGACCCCGCTGTCGTACCACACACCCCACTGGTCGCCATTTTTCCTGATCTGGAAGTTACTGCCAGCATCACTGGATTTCCACTGCCCATCGCCGGGATTATAGTAGGCATCAAACGACATCTCCATGTTGTCGTGAGTGAAGCTTAGAAAGTGGAGAATCGGATAGATGTCTGCTGCCGTGTACGTCGCGAAATGTGGTCCTGCAGCGCCGTCCGCGTTTGTCCCTTTGAGCGCCAGCCGTGGCGTGCCCGTGATCGTGCTTGTCCCGCCAAGATGCAGAGTGTTATTTGTGTCGTCCCAGAAAAGGTTGATATTATCCTGTGCGATGTTACCACTCGGATCGGCAAACAGTACCGACCCTGAAGTGAACGCACCGGGAGTTTCCTTGAGTCTTGTACGCTCGACAATCTTCTCCAGATCTGCCTGAGCTTCCATGATGTCCATGAAGGGATCGTCACTCATATTGGACTCGTCAGCTGTATTCGACTTCTCTGACCCGTCTTTCGCACGCTTACGTAAACGGTATCAAGCCGACAAGGGAACTGTAACACGTTACCCTGAACGGTCACTCTAGCTGTTACTATGTCCCCCAAGTCGAAATGAACACCCCTGGTAGCCTTGGCCGTCTCGACCAGGTCTGCCTCAAAAGATATCCTAGGTTCATACTGTCTTAGTGACGCCTGAGCATAGGATAGTACCTTGGCCGCTGAATCTCCATTCGGTACGTCAACCATCTTCTCTATATGTCCGAACGGTGATGTGCTGACCCTAGCTGTGTCGACAGCTACCTGTTTAATGCGAAGAGATCCCTGACCAGTGCCCGCCGCGATAATTACAGTCGCCTCATCGTTGTGGTCTATCTCTACCTTCCAGTTCTCGATGTTGCCTTGATCTGGTGATAAAACCAGGTCTTGTCGATCTTCGCCCCATTGGCCCACCTTAGTCACAAGTTCGAACGGATTAGATCCGGAGCCTCCAGCGAGACCGAAAGCTAAGTAGGTACCGCTCTGAGTCGAGTCAGCGGCAAGATCCTGGAATATTCGCAGCAGCTCCCCACGTGCTGTCTCTCGCGTCACTGAGACTCCGTGACCTAAATCTGGCTCTATGGAGAGATAGCCTGGTGTGACTAAGTTAGCACTAGTCAAAACTGTGTCGCGACTAGCGTCGATATTCGCACCAATGTTCTGCCTGGCTAACTGCTTGATTATGTCGCCAGCGTTGTCTGTCTTCACCGCGAAAGCCGTTCCTGTGGAATATCCAACGATCCTACGAGTAAACAAAGAGTTAACGTGTCTTCCTGTGAATCTATACCAGCCATTGGTAATAGTCTTCTTACGTAGCAAGTAGCATGACTGATTGTCGTTGTAGGGTGTTCGACCGTGGATCGACCTGAAGGGTCTTAATCGACAATCGACATTGAACAAGCTAAGATCCACGGTCGACGGTAAGGTTAACAGCAACGCTGCCTCTTGACCTACATTGAGTACGTAGTCTAGCCCCGCACCGCCCCCGTCGGTGGGATCGGCGAAGTTACTGAACGACTCTAGTGGCTCGCCATAGGGATCTTCCAGCCTGCAAGAGTACTCTATGCTCATATAACACCCACGGGATCGGATGCTGATAAGAATGACATGCTCCAGCGTATAGCCACCGTGAAAGCGTTTGTGGCTAGAATCCTTATTGTGTTATCACCAGGAACCAAGTAGAAGCTGCCCTCGTTCGATCCCGGTAATACCTTCGATGCTAAGTTTCCCTGGAGGTTAGAGGTGAACGACCCTTTCTGTGGGTTGAAGTTAAAGACGGCGATCTCACCTATCTGCATAGTGTAGTCCAGATAAATGGCTTTCTTAGTTGTGACATTGATGAGTTGTTGAATATCCTGAGAAGGTGAGGCGCATGTAATAGTCATGATGGGATACGCATATGCCGAACCATGATTCGTTACTACAGTACTCCCTGGTATGGCGGCACCAGAGCCAAGTGTGAGGCCTATATAGATACTGCCATTCCTACTCACCAATATCTTGGTGGCGGCAGAGAATGTATACATGTCGAGAGGCGTAAAGGCCCCATTATCAAACTTGGCTGCGCTTACATCATACACAACCCCATTGATGTTAAGGAACGCTCCTACTAGATACAACATGCCGGTCGGATCCATCGACAGTGAGTATACGGCATTCGTTACTGAGGTGCCTGAGTCCAGTGCACTAAACCCTGTACCATTCCACTTGGCAAGATACTGAATGGATAGGCCATTGATTGTCGTAAATGACCCTGCAATGAAGAGGATCCCGCTAGGAGCTATTAGAAGGTCGCGAACCCGCGCATTGGCGCCAGTGCCCATCGCCGTCCAGGCCGCGCCGTTCCACTTGGCTATACGAATAGTGCTGGCAACGCCCCCCGCAAGGAGGAAATCGCCACCAATATACACAATCCCACTCGCGAGAGCCAGGATGGTATTCACATCCCCGTTGACTCCGGTCCCAAATGCTTGCCATACACCCGTGTTTATGTTCCATCGAGCAAACCTCACTGTGTTCGCAACGCCGTTCATCAATAGGAAGGTGCCCCCTGCGAAAAGGAAACCTGCGCCATCGAGTGCTAGCGATAGCACAGACGTACCTGCACTCACGCCAGAACCCAACGCCGCAAAGGTGTTATTGATCACGTCGTAGTCTACAATGCCGTCTGCCGCAGCTATTCCATCTACGTTGGTGAACGCACCGCCAAAGTATACATGACCGCTGGCCTGGTCAATTACGATAGCAAACACCTCTGCATTGAAGGCAGTAGCCGCCTTGACTACCGAGAAAGTATCAGTGATCGGGTTGTAGATAGCTGCGTAGTCAGCACCACTACCCCCTGCGTCGGTGAAGTTGCCGCCAATATAGATGGTGCCGTTGGGGTGCTCGGCTATTGCGTTTATGGTTGTGGTGCCACCACTGATACCCGTACTAAGAGCACTCCACAAACCCCCAGGAGATCTCTTGATAAGGAAGTTCGTAGCGGCTATCTCATCATATACATTGAGCGTCTCCCCTTCCTCATGGCCAAGAAGTACTGGATAGAGCTGAGAGAAGCTAGCCACGAACTGTTCGGTGTTGTGATTATTCCTCTGACCCTCCATTCCGCCCTGATAGATACATGGGATGCTTACCTCAGAGCCTATTTGATTCTCGTCCTCGTCAACAGGCACGTATCGAAGTACCAAAGGCTGCCGAAACGGCGCAACATCAGTATCAACGACTCGAGTCAAGGAACCAAACAGTCTATCTAACTGTGCTTGACTGCTTCCTGTAATTCGACCTCCTAGAGAGAACACCCTAGGCTCCTTTTGAGTTCTCTGGTATTGCTCTCCGTCTAATTGACTAAAGGGTAGCGATATATTGTTGGGTGTTGATAGTCCTAGTCCGGATATCGCATTGACAACCACACCCATCTCGCTCAAAGGAAGCTCTCTACCTCCCGACCTGTCTCCACTAAGACGAACACTGGTGGATGCATGGGGGGTGCCGTTCCAGTAATAAACCACCTCAGAATTGTCAGTCGTCAAGCTGGTTTGATCGCCATCGATATAGGTTGTTGGAAGGGCTATCTGTCCCGAAGGTATTGACTCAAACTGTGCAGCATCTATGTAGAACGTTGCAACGTTGTCGACCGACTCTATATACAAACGCCGTGATGCCGTGGACGTTTCTTTGTAGGAGAACCATACTCGCTGCCAGTACCCAGTCGAGCGGAATTGAATCCCGCTCAACCGCGCTCCGGCTGTGGTAGCTATATACCAATCGTAATACACGCCCGCTCGAGATCCCAGAAACCATATTGAGGCTACGTACACTGAACCCAATATAGTACTGAGAGGCGTTGTATCGCCGTAATACAATCGTAAAGGGGACTCAGGTGGAGGAGAGCAGGCGACCTCCAGACTCCATGAACCCGAGAACTGTACGGCGTTGGTCCCAGAAAATACAGTGCAACTGCCTGCGCTCACATTCCAGTTGCTCGATGGACCCTCAAAGGAGGGATTGGTGATGTAGTTAGTGACATCCCAGCTTACAGGCACCACAATGCTAATCCTGGGAGGCAACTTAAAGGGGCCTGTTGAGACGTCTGGTAGCTCCCAGTGATTACGACGCATCAGCGTGCTCCTTGCATGCTTCTCATTATCTCAAAGGACTGGTAGGCTACCGCTGGCGAGTTATTCGTCGGGAATGTGGCATTATACTGCCTCGCATCCGTAAAACTGTTAGCACTACTGTATGCCCCTGCCATTATCTGCCCAGGGTTCATTGGAGCTGATAGTCTACCCAACTCCATACGCAGCGGTGGCAGAACCTGGGTTGTTAATTGTCGCACGGCGCCCGTGATGCCACGGAGTCCGATCTCTAAAGGTGTGGGGCTTCCAGGTATCAACCAGTCAGGCAGCTGAATCGAGGCTAACTGGCTCATCAGCTGAGTTAGGTTCATGAACGCCAACATTATGTCGTTAGTTACGTCTCCTATGATGGGGAACTCGATGTTCTGGAACGCCTCTGCGATCTTGGCCAAAGCCTCTTCAATGGTATCTACTCTGTGTTGCGCCTGACTATCGAACAGCTGCATCTCGTAGGCTTGCTGCTGAACCAAGAAGTCACGCTCTCTTTGCAGCGACGCTATACGTCCCTCGTCCGTTTCTCCAGCTATAGCTGCATCTATCTGGGCAAGGTCATGGATCTGGCGAGACCTCAGATCAAACAGGCGTTGAGCGTTGTCAATGTCACCTGTCGCGGCCTTCTCCAAGAACTGCTGTCGAGCCCTCTCTAGCTCATACTCTTCCATTCTTTGGATGTTCTGGAGAGCGTTGATCCTATCAAAGTCGGCATCCCGCTGCGCGTAGGCCGCTGCGAGGGTGACGCCATTAGCTTGGCGCACCAAGTCTAGTTGCTTCATGGCAGCGATAATAGAGTCGGCGTCCCCCTTTGCTTTGGCCTCTGCTAGCTCCTCCTGAGCCTCTTTTTCCTTCTCGTTCGCTTCGGCAACTATCTCGGCTAGCGTCTCAGCCGACTCCTTGCGTTCGTTGTCGAGGGTTTCCTGGGCGTCACGCAAACGGTGCAGGTTTTCTATCAGTGTGTCGAAAGAGCCTATGGTGGCGGAGAGTAGGTTCTCTTTCGTCTCACGCAGGAAGTCCACCAGATCCTTAGTAACATCTTGGATTTTATCAGGGAGCTCCTCGAACAGCTTCAGCTGCTCCTCCCTGAACTCTTTCATCTCGTCGGAGAGCCCTATCATCTGGTCAGCGTCCAGCAAATCTGCCCAGATGTTCCCCATGTTCGCAGCGACAGTGTTGAGCAGTATTACCGCGTCCGTAACGTGTGTAATAGCCTGCTCTAAAGGTGATGGGCTATGCTCCTCCAGACCTGTAGGTATCTTAATAGACTCAAGAGTTTCACGAAGGTCTTTCAACCAACCTAAAACATTATCGATAATGCCCTGTAGACCACCTAGGCTTTCGATAAAGTCGTCTACAACACCAACTACGTAATCCCATGCTTCTTGGACCTTACCTAGACCCTCCCCAATGCTACCTGGGCCTGTCAGCTTGGCGATTAGAGGTTGTATATAGTCATTGTAGAGTTTAGTCAACGCAGGGAATAGGTAATTGTTCCAGTAAGCAAGGAGAAGCTCCCAAGCGATCCTGAACACTTCGCGTACAATACGTGCAATCTCAGTGACTATGGGTATCAAAGACTCTGACACAAAGGTAAATACGTCGTTGAAGATGGGTAGAACATGTTCTGATATGAAGTCAACAATAGCTATCAGTGCAGGAATGAAGTTGGTCGTTACTTCGGCTGCGACGACTTTGATGATAGGCCATATCAGCTCAGTAAAGGCGGTCCATAGCAACCTGGCTGCAGGTACAACTACATTGTTGAATATGCTCGCCAGAAGGCCGCCCGCGGAAACAAGCAGGGGCATGATGGCTGTAGCGAGCTCGCCAATTACAGGACCCACCTCAGTCTTAAAGAACTCAGACACCGTTGTGACAGCAGGTAGGATGGTACCCTTCCAGGCAGTTTCGATGGCCTTGGAAACCTTATCCATCGTGTTGCCCATCTCGGTTTGCGTAGGTATGTAGTCGGCAATGAGTCCCTCGATATAGGTCACAACTCCGCCGACCACCTCCTGGATGCCCATGAAGTTGGTCGTCCAAGCCTTGTACAGTAACGTAGCCGCCGTAATCAGCAAGCCTATAGGACTAATCGACTTAACAAGGTTGATCACGAAGGTGATGATACCACCCGCAGCAAGAGATCCAAACGCAAGCCCAATACCTCCAGCAAGGTCACTGAGAGGTGCGAGATCCTTTGTCACACCCTTGATTGAAGCCTTGCTGTCCTCAAACTCTTTGCGTATCTTATTCCAGGCCATTCGGGCTTCATCGGCCTTCTTCTTGAAGGAGTCTAGAGCATCCTGTATGTCGCCCAAGATGCCCGTGTCAAGGTCTAGCTTCCCAGTTCCGGCACCCTCAGGCAAGCCACCGCCGCCGCCACCTCCACCTGCTGCCTTCTTCGCGGCAGCTTCGTTCTGCTTGGCTATAGTTTCTAGAAGTTTGACCTGTTCTGCAATAAGTGCGTTGTGCGATGCCTGTAGCTCGATTTGCGCCTGCTTGTTCTCCAGCTCGGCCTTAGCCTTTTCCTCGACCAAGGTTGCAGCATCCAGCCTGGCCTGAGCTGCTTCGAGCTCTGCTTCGTTTTGTGCCTCGATTCCATCTATGTTAGCCCGTATCTTGATCTCTTCCTCTTCGAGCAGGGCCAGTTTAATCTCCTGGGGTGAGGCCTTGCCGGCGGCAATCTTCTCCCGGAGCTTGCGCAGTTTGTCCTCTTCACGCAGGCGCTTCTGGGCTGCTTCATTCTCCTTGAGTGCCTTGTTGAAGGGTTTCAGGGAGTCGGCCATGCGCTGGTTGACTTCGTCAAGCTCTTCCTGCGCCTGCTTAACAGCTTGAGACGCCTTCTCCCACTCGAAGAACGACTCAACCAGCTCGTATACCTCAGGAGACGTCGACGTAGCCCAGTCATACACTAGGCTCATAGTCTCTGCAGTTACATCTCCCAGGGTGTTCATCTCACTGATAGCCTGGGCTAGAACATCGTAACCACCAAGCATTGCAGGTATGATGCCTTCGTCGGTCATACTACCTGCAGCTACAGCATTTTTGAGGACGTCCTTGATGCTACTCGCGAGGTCTTTAAGGGAGCTCATGTCGGCTTTGGCGAAGCCCCCAATCCACTCTTCACCCGCTGCCTGCCCCCAAACGGGTAGGTCTGGTGCAACGCGAGGTGGAGAGCCTGGGGCTAACCAACTTGCTAGTATGTTGCCAATGTAGGTGATAGCCTGAACAATGTATGTCGCAGCAGCTATAATGCCCTCGGCAAAACTTGTCCCGATGCCTTCGCCCCAACCAAACGCCTCTCTTGCAAGTCCGGCGAAGGTAGTGATCATGGTTGAAATGGCGTCGTAAAGAGCGTAAAAGCCCGGAATGACATTGTTGATCGCCATCGCTATGTAGCCAAGGGGATCGCCCGATGCTATGACAGCCTCAGCAAAACCGAAGAACTTAGCAGCTACCGCCCCCAAAGCATTACCCCACCCACGAATAGTTTCTATGGTCTCGGGCTGCATGAGAACGGCGACAAAGCGTTCTAGATATGGTTGGATAGCACTGAACGTGCCTGTGAAGAATTCACGCAATGCAATCTTTTTGAGATCAGATAGAGATGAGGCAATGCCGGCTGCAGAAAATGCAAACTCTTTTAGAGCGGGGCCATAGTCTCTTGACAGTCCATCAGTGATCGCCTTGATGCCTACGTTAGCGGGCACCAGGCCTTTTGTAACCATCTCACGCAGTTTCTCTACCGAGACGCCCAACGCTTTGGATAGATACTCCCAAGCAGGGATGTTGTTACGTGCTAGCTGACGCATCTCCTCTGCCTGAACCTTGCCCTTGGTAAACATGTCTGACAGAGCGTTTGTGACATTGCTTAGTGTCTGCTCGGTTCGACCAGTAACAGTGCCCCATGCTCCAACGGAGGCTGTCATGATCTGGGCTTGATCCGCAGCAATACCCGAAGCCTGTGCGAAAGCCTGAACCCCTCGAATGTCCTCTGACTCGAAGATAGAGACGACAGCCAACTGCTGCGTCCAGTTTAACAGATCTTTAGCTTGGGGTGCAGCCTTAGCCATAGCGGCACCGAAATCTAGAGACGCGTCCGCTGCCATCGCGTCTCTTGCAATGAGGGCTTGAATAGATAGAGACATACGATCGTATAGCACGACCTGCTCGAAGCCCATAACGAGTGCTCGCTTAGCAGCACTTGTGGCAGCATAGACCGTACCCAACACTAAGAGGCGGTGTATGAGGTAATTGACCGAGGAGCTAAGTTGGTTGGTAACACTATTAAACCCAGAAAGACTACCAACAGACTTTCCTGCCTGTTGGTAGAAGTTCTGAACACCTTTCGAGGCACTATTAACGCCGGTAAGGAATGAACCTAGTCCCTGAGCGACAAATTGTAGACCAGTAACTGGGAGTGCCATGTTACCCACTACTATTGCGCCGCATGTCGTCGGCTTGAGCTTTAGCCAGCACGGACTCCATGTTCCGATTGATTCTGTATACTGCTATGAGTCGAGCCTGCATATCAACTGGTAGGGCCTCGAACTCCTCCCTCTTGTATGTACCCCACCACTGCAGAGCCAACTCCCAATCCAGTGTGTTGTTGTAGTTCATCCCCGACAGGGGCACGTCCCAAAATTTCAGGGGTCTCCTCCTGAACATTACCGCGAAACGTGGCCTCCTGCGCTTGAATACGCTCCTCCGTGGGGATACTCTCGCCGATCACCGCTTCTTGGAGCAGCTTGAGGTCGCCGGTTGACTTGACACACACGTGCTTCACGTAGATCTCGTGATCGCTGATGGCCTTGACCTCATCTGCATCAGCGCCTAGACCAATGAGGAACGCACGCGCGTGTGCTATCTCCTCCAGCTCCTCTTCGCCTAGCTCGCACACTACCGCGTGATTGACGATGGTGTCGATAAACTTGCGACCCTCTTTCTCTGTGGTCTCCTTCTGAAACACAGCTAGGGCCTCTTTGTAAGCAGGGTCTGCTGGGTTCTCCTCCGACCTCATATCGGGTTGGTCCTTGGTGCCGTAGTTGACCTCGACCATTGGCGGCCGAGGCCCTTTACCTCCCTCTTCCCTTTGGAGGCTCAACCTAATCTGGTCGAGAGTGAACGGTCCCATTCGCCGAATATTCACCGTGATGCCCGACCCTTCGAACGTGAACTCGGGCAGCGGGGGCGCCTTCCTTCCCTTTTGCCTCTTAACGTTGAGCGCCTTCAGCACCTCATCTTTGTCGATCGTACCAGCCTCTAGAGCAAGGATGAGCCCTTCGATGAGTGTGCCAGTCTCGGACTCGACGCCGTCGCTCTTTGCAGAGCTCCCTGTTGGATCATACATATGTTGTCTCTCCTATCTTAGATAGAACGCTGAACGCCTTGGATTAGAATGCCATCGGTGCCGCCACCACTCAGACCACCAATGGCCACCCGGCGAGCAGCAACCGAGTCGGGAACCAGGTTGGGAACCGCCAAGCGATTGCCTCGTGTGAAGGTGAGCCAGTTGAGTAGGCGAGGGTTGCTGGTGACCTGTGTCGACGACCAGTTCTGGCCTGAGTCGTATGTAGTGTAGAGGCGCGCCGTGCTGACGTTCGGCGCGCCTGTGAGAACATACCCAACCTCCTCGGTCGCGAAGATAACGTCGTCGATGCGAACCACGTCGGATCCCAGACTGACGGTCACCCACGACTCACCCCCATCAAGTGTGTACCACAGACCACCCGAGTGAGAGCCGATCCAGTAGGTATAGCGATCCATAACCTCGACGGCGCGGAAGGTGACAGATGCAGTTGGTGGAGTCACTAGCGACCACGTCAGTCCATCGTTGATCGACTTCAGAATCGTGCCCGACTCGCCAACCGACACAATGGTACCACTGCCGTCGCCATTGATGCGAACCAAGTCGGCACCGGCGCTTGTGTAGATCTCGGACACACCAGCAAGAGAATTGGTCAGCTTGTAGATGCGGCCGTTCTGCCCACAGAGGAACATCAAGCCACTGTTAGCAACGAACCAGTCGTTGGGCTCGTTACTTGTTGTGAAGCCAGCGTTCACAAAGGTCCAAGTTCCTGGAGCCCCCGTCAGTCGGTTAATCTCGGCTGCC